ACATAACCGCCCTCGGTTAGCCGTGAGGCCATCTCATAGAACATTCGGATAAAGTCCGGATGGTTACCAGCACCAGTAAAGTCCATAACCGAACGGAAGCCTTCAGCAAGCCTAGGATTATCTTTAGCTACTATGTCGATAGCTTTCGATATGGTCGAGGTCACTTGAGTTAGCCTAGGTCCGAGGAACGGATCAGTCTTAACCTGCTTCACCCATTCCTGCTGTGTATTGCGCCAAACCTCGTAAGGCTGATTAACCGCTTCATTCGTCTTGGCGACGTAGAAATCAACAAGCTTTTGACCCTGCTCTTGGGAGAGATTCATTCCCTTGAACATAGTGCCCGCTTCCTTGGCTACTTCTTCATCAAGGACATAGCCTTCTGGCACGTTGAATGGAATATAGGCTTCAGGCGCACCCTCACCAGCTGGTGGGGTCTGATTAGCAATCGATTTCTCCTCGGTCTGATTAACTAACGACTTCGGCTCATCGGTCGGTGTAGAGGTCTCTGGCTGCGTCGAAGTCTGCGGAGTCGTCGCCGCCGGAGTCGTCGTCTGACCCCGATCCGCTATCGCTCCCGTCGCCGTCCGTTCGACTGAGTCGGGCGTCTGTGGCTGACTGTCTGGCATTTCGCTCTCCCATCATTAGAACATAGTTATCAGGACACGATGCCATGATGTCGGTAAGTAAGAGAATGCCAACCTCACGCTGTCCTTCCATGAAAGCCATTCTGTGGGCGACATCGGAGTAGCTCGTGGAGAATATGTGGCAATGTTCGAGTAGGTCACACATCCATCTTCGACCTGGCGCAACAGACATGATGCCTGATATAATCTCACGGCGCTGCGTCTCCTCTAGTTTCGCTTGCTTCTCCAGTGTCCTCACATCCTTCCGATTGCCTGCATCGTAGGGCATCGAATCCATCCTCCACTAGCGCATCGATTACAATGGCGTGAAGAAGCTGTTGTGCGGTGACATTGTGACGATCACGCAGTTGTACGAATGCGTTAAATTCGCCATCGCTTAGTCTGACTGCGATTACATGACTCATGCCGCAGCCGGGCCTCCAACACCCATCATAGCTTGTAGAGCGTTCTGACCACCGCCCACATCAGTCTCGCTTAACGTCTTAGCCCCAGTAGCAAGCTTGGAGGCCCGTTCAGCCATCGCTTCTTGCTGCTGCATCGCCTGTTGCTGTTGTCTCTGCTTTCTAAGCGCCATCAGAGCTTCTGGTGAACGAATCATTCTAGGGTTGTTGTTCATCAGATTGGAGTAGATTTGGAGGGTAGTATCGAGATCAATGTTGTCCATCACAGAGGGATCGACTCCAACAAGCCCTCCTGCCAGTTGGAGAGTTCTCTCAATTCCACTAGAGGCTGCGGCTTGTTGAGCTTGGCTAAGCATTGAGACGTACTCGATGTCAATGTTAGCTCCTTGAATTTCAGCTGGGGGTGGCGGCAGAATTCCGGCCCTAGACATAATTGCGAAGGTTCGTTCGATTGCAGGAGACAGCAGCTCATATTCGATCCTTTCCAGTACGGGGCCCAACATAACCAACGCTTCACTACGCCTAGCATCGATTTCTGTCGCCGATACATTGGATCGGGTCTGGAATTGTGAAATAACTTGGAAAAGATCGTTATAGAATATCCTTCTGATCCGTTCACGAACCTCATTCAAATCTTCAGAGATTTCAGCAATTCCCGGCTTCCAGTTCCCATACGCTGGTGCAAATCCTGCATTGTTAGCTTGCATCATTCCTGCAACATAGGTGGTGCCGCCTGGGAGTAGCGATGCCGGTTGATTCTTCAATTGGATGTCAGCTATCATTGGCGGGTTAACGGTTTTGTCGATTGCCTGGGCTTTGCGCCGAACCTGCTGTTGAAGTTGCTTCACATCCGGCAGCGCATCCATGCCTGGACTCCTGCCGTAAGCATCATTACTCACGAGGTCCCATCTAACGCAAACGTGGGGAGCCTCGTTGAACCCTTTCTTTCTAAGGAACCCCGGCGCATACGAAATACCTCCTTGCGGACTAGCCGAACCACCCCATTCCCAATAGACTTCTCGATACTTGAAATGACTGGGTATACCGAACTTGTCCGGCTTGTCATTCGGCTCGATCGCATGCGCAACGATGATTTCCCTCGTGAGGCCCGCTTTGCCTTGGTCGTAGAGCATTTGGACTTGCTTCGACGTATTTTCATAGCCGAATTCATCTACGGTTTGGGCTGAAGTGAAAGTGAACTCCCGGAAGAAGATCAAGGGGCGATATTTGCCATCGTTATCAACATAGTATTCGCCAAAGCATGGATTAACGCAATTGATGACATTATCAAAGTCCTCATAGATCAACATAACTGCTGTGCCGAATATAACAAGATCGAAGTACACAATCGCAATTGAATTGTAGAAATTCGATTCTTGAAACACGAGCATCATCAAACGCTCGCACTCGGCCAACCATAAAGAGACAGGGGAGGTCTGCGTCGAATCGATACGGCCAATCTTTAACCTGAACCAGGGCCGGGTTGGCGAGGAGATACCAGACATCATCCCACTCGCTAAATTGCGTGCAGCCAGAGTACCAGTCGAGTCCAAGATGTGTTGATTGATTGGCGAGCCACGAGTCATCTGATTTGGAGTGATAAGCCATTTATACCTACGTGGTAGGAGGAAATCAGCTAACTCACGAGCATGGACCCACCATGAATAGCGATTAACACGCAAACCGAGCAATCGCTCATTGACATGGCGATGTAGCTCCAGGTCTTCGTTACTGACGTACTTATCGCCTATTCGCTGGTCGGCCATTACCTACGTCTACCTTGGCCTCGTTGTGAGAAGCCCTTCATTCGCTTAGGCATCCTAAAACCTACGGTATCACTGTGCGCACCCTTACCAGAATCCAGCAAGCGACCCATTCCATGCATAATGGCAGCCGATTGAAGAATCTGAGATGCGCCCGGAGTTGAATCGCCAAGCGTATTCATTGGCTTATCTTCCATTAGTTGACCTACGTCGAATGGGACTTGTGGCATCATTCCTCTCCACCGAATGTATGGACGTTCCCATCAGGATCAGTAGCTTGTAACTGGCCATTCTTCTTTTTCTTGGCCGGCTTCCATCCGAGCCTTTCAACAAGATCGTTGAAGTCGGTCAACGACGCCTTACCCCGAGCATACTGATCAGCCGCATCCTGAAGTTGGTCCCGATGCTGAGTAATCTGATCCATTGGGGTCACGGCTTGTTCTACTCTCATTCCAGGTGTCACGCCGCCCCTAGCAGCTAATCCAGCAGATGCCCCAGCCAACTTTTCAGCCTCAGCTATTCCTGGTTCCTCGAGTTCCGGTCGGCCACGGCGGACATCGGCGACTCTGCGCATCCTACCCATGGACCAACCAGTTGTTGGATATGGAAATTGTATTGGCATTAGCCTAACGTTGCCTTCGGTTTAGCTGTTTGACCTGCTGCTGCGGCAGCACCAAGGAAGGTTGCTGTTCTAGTAGTCAGGGCTCTCTGTGCGGTTGCCTGTGTCGGGGTTGGAGCAATACTAGGCGCTTGTACAGGAGTTGGCGGTGGTGCGGGTGGTGGAGGAATGGCTGGAACTGGGGCTGCTTGCGGGGCAACGATCGGATTGGCTGGCGACCCCAGTGGAGGCGGACCACCCCCACCGAATAGCTTGCCAACGGCTTGTGTAATGAAACTCATGCCACCCTCCGATCTTCTTGATCCGGATCGACCATATCGCCATAAATGTTCTTTGTGTCGAATGGATTGTATTCAGATTGAACAAGTGGCTTCCCCGGACCTATGCCTCCGGCTCCCTGGTGTGCGGCAACGGGTAGAGCGAAGGTTAGTGCAAGAGCGTCAGCAAGGTCCGGGGAATCGAGTCCACGGCGCATCATTTCTTCTTTCTTTTCAAGCTGGATTTCATTTTTGATTGTATACGTATAAGTCGGTCCAACAAGCTGGGCTTTAAGATCAGCATCCGCAGGAATAGCTCCAGATCGTAACCACTGTCGCATGGCTCCCCACATTTCGGCTCGTTTGTTTGCATAACGCTCTCCTTCATTGCCCCAGGCCCAACCTATTGCCTCTGCTTTTGATCCGAAATTAACATCGAACACATGAATATGGAGCGCCCGCAATTGATCGACAACGCCTCCGCCAACTCCCCCGCCGTCAACAAATATCCCATCAACTCTATATCGGTGGAAGCACTCCGACACTTTACCAGCAAGTTCGACAGTGCTTGAGCCTCTAAGGCGTATCGGTGGAATTGACTTCGCATCACGACCCTTACGGAACCAAATAACGGATTCGTTTGCTCCATATCGGGCAACGTCAACTCCTATAACTAGGGCATCACTAGGCATCGAGGTTGCTTCAGCCTGTGTCGCTGCTTCAACGGTTTCTGCCGAAATGAACTCCATCTCGCCAGTCCTTGGGAATACCCCCTTGACACGAATGCGTACGAAGTCCGAGTCCTCGCCGTATGCATCGATCCATGTCTTGAGTTGGTCTTTATTGGTGAGCGAGACTTCACGGCTATCCACCTGCTTCGATTTCCAGGCTCTGGCGTGTCGCTGTCCAGGAAAACATTCACGGAATCGCCCGGTGTTGCGAGTCGGATTGCCAAATACACACCACACGATTTCTGTGTTAGCATCGGTAAGAGCGCCTTCGGTAGTCTCCCAAATGATGTCTGGTATTGCCGATGCTTCGTCGAAGACCACCAGGATACGACGCTCCTTGTTATGGAGCCCTGCAAATGCTTCGGTATTTCTCTCTGACCACGGTACCATATCGATACGCCAAGTACGTTCATGTGCACTGTCCTTCGCAAAGATAGCGGTTGCGGTAAGCTGAAAGAACTCCTTGGCTAGGAACATATGGTACCACTTGCCTAGTTCGGCCCAGGTCTTAGTTTTAAGTTGGGTTTCCGTATTCGCCGTGACAACTCCTCTAGTATCAGATTTTGTGGAAAGGGCCCACAGGATAATCCAACTGACAAGAGCGGTTTTGCCGATACCATGGCCACTAGCGACGGCGAGCTGTATAGCCCTGTTGATGTCAATAAGGCCATCTTTGATATAGCCAAGGATTTCTTTTTGCCAAGGTTCAGGTCCATTTGGAAAGTCTTTTAACCTCGAATCTGGCTCACCCCACGGAAATGCGCCCATCACGAACGCATATGGATCGTGGGTGACGGAAGCGAGCCATTCTAACAGGGTTTCATTCATCTCATCGCCTATCGAAGTGCTTGCACCACCCCTGAGGCAAGATGTAGCCCTTCACCAATGTACAGTCGTTCGGTTTCCTGAACATGCTACATTTACTACATTGTTCTGAGCCTTTAGGGCTATTCTGGTAATTCGCTTCGGCCTTGGTCTTTGTCGGCGCCATTACTCCCTCGGGCTCGGCAGATTTATCTGCGGTGTGAACTGACCAAAGTGAAGATCAACCTCCACCGGCTTCACAGGTGGTTCATAGAACTTCGGTGACCACGGATTCTGCTTGTCTGCTGGAGTTGCTTCGGGTTCTCCGGCTCCTTCAGGGATGCCGCCACGTCTAGCTCTAGCTCTAGCCATTGTTGCACTTGGGGTGCCCTCGATCTTGCCACCCCATTCACTAACGAAATTCTGGCCTGTTACATTCTCAACACTACCATATCTGGCCTTAGCCTCTGGAGTTAAGTTGCCCCAAATAGCGGCTTTGGCCCATCTCTCACCTTTCTGCCTACCCTCGACTGTGGAAAGCATGTTTTGCCAAGCTGCAACGTTAGGATTCTTCATATGTGCAGCATAGCCAGCTGCGCCCTGCTGATGGACCAGATAAAGATCTTTTAATGTTGGATCACGGCCGTAGTTCTGCTTAAAATCTAGTTTTTCTTGCGCCAACTTGTTAGCTGCGGCCATTGTGTTCTGCTCGGGGTCGTAAATATTGCCACTACCACCATGGCGCTGAAATTCACGTTGTGATAGCTGAAATAAACCCTTATACGACCCAGTGCGCTGATTTGGATCACCGCCAGACTCGATTCGCATGATCTTACGCAGCCAAGTCGGGTCGAGACCAACTCGGCTAGCATGTTTCTCTATAAAATCATCAAATGGCATCTAATTCCACACCATGCTGAGCCATACGGCGAACCCTGCGACTATAATCACGATTATGACCGTCACGATGATCTTACGCTGCTGGTCGGTCATTGAACTCCCTATCATTTAGGACACGGTACCCTTACACACCAACCACTGTTGCGGCCAGTCTCACCAACTGGACAAGTAGAACTGTATTGATAGCACTTGCCGTTCCTTCTCGCTGGCTCGGCTAGTGCTGCGATGGTCCACAGGGCCGCTGCGATGGCCCATATGACTATGGTCGCAAGGATCATGAGTGTGATTGTTTTCCGATTCGTCATGAGTACACTATCCATTGCCCGCACCAATCTGCTAGCTGAACTCGGGGCCAAGCGTTGATAGTCTGCACTATAACGGGTGGTTGCCAGTGGCATTCGTAGTAGAAGTTCGGCCCTGTCCCACGTTGAATGAGGAACTTACAGTTGGCACAAGATTGCCCTGCCGGAGGAAATCCCGCTGGCATTAGAACCTCCTAGGGAAAGTACCTCGATCTGGCAACTTAGTCGGCACTACGACAGTTGTGGGACTTTCGGAGGGCACCAACTTAAGGTCGCCAGATCGAGGCAAGGCGGGACGGGCGCTACGAGCAATCGCCCTATCCAACATCGAGGCAAAATCAAGATTAACATTCGTTTGGATACTTCGCTTAGACAATCCGATGCGATCCGCTGCGTCCCTTGCAATGCTTACCAACTCCCTAACCGATAATTGTTCGGATTCATCATCATCGTCCAACTTGTCTGCTAATTTCCGTTCAGCTTTCATTCCATTGGACAAGATCATGTCGTTAAACGCCGAAATCTTGTCTCGGGTTATTTCATCCTCAACATTTCGCTTATCAGCGATTAAGGCTTGAAATGCTGGATTATTGTGAAAGATTGAGACACGGGAAATGGACATTCCCATGTATTCAGCGACTTGACCCACCCTCAATCCGCTCGCAAATAATCTCGCCATCAAATGATGGCTATCTCTGAATCTTTTGACCGGAGATTCCCGTCCTCGAGTGAATGTCTCGAGGTCACGCTTAGTCAACTCACGAATATGCGTGATTTGGGGTCGAATTGGTGGTCTGCCTGGACCAACCATCGACACTTCCCCCATTTTCACGCACATTATACCACATTTTCCTATTAAAGTCAAGTAAATTCTTCTCAGGTGTTTACAGAGTTTGTAAGTTTTTAGGTATGGGTCATTGATTTTGCAGAAAATGCTGGGATGGGGATTCGCCGCTCGCCAGCCGCCGACTTTGGGCCCCCACCCCCGCCCACTGGCACTCCGCATTGCACAATGCCAAGTTGCCGCAATGTTCACATTACGTTCACGCTGTGTTCAATTTGTCAATTAGAAGGGCAATGGTGCGATCGTTGGGGAGGGTAGCTAGGAGGGTAGCTGGCAGCAATGTTGACGCAACGGGTGGGCTTCTAATTGGCATTGCGGCCCTAGCAAACCCTGGTGAACCCTCATGTTCCCTCAATAAGGCTCATGAACCCTCAAGACCTCATAACGACCGCCCGGTGGGGGTGGAGGGGGTGTATCCCCATGCTAATACTATATATTTTTTTTTTTTATATACATATATGGAGGGGGGCACGACCTGGGGTGGGGGCCACGTCATGAGACAATGAGAGGACATGAGAGGACATGAGGGGCAATGAAGGTTCGCCAGCGACGTTGCGGCGGAACGAATAGACATAACCAAAATAATCAAATCAGCAATGTCACAACCAAAACGTAAAAGAGAATAATATTCCCCGACTGCAAATGATATGAGCCAAACAACAAAAAGCCCCCGACAAATGCGGGGGCTTTCTGCATCATTCGTTAGAGGCTTTAAGCGATGTATCGGAAAGCCTCTGTTGCCATCATGATGACGTTAGTGGCGACGATACCACTAACCATCATTTCGGCGATGTGGTGCCACCTAATCATCATCAATTCCCTCCTTAACGAGGGTTTCGCAAGCACTGGCAATGCGACGGTACTCTGCCGCATTGTCGTTCCAATAACCATCGTCGTTATCAAACCATTCCAGCCAAAGCGTAGTCTCAATATCTTGCAAGGCTGGTAGTCTCATAACGCCG